ATTGTGGTCCAGCCACCCGAATCCAAATCGAGACACACAGTAAGATTAGGAGTAGTGGCACCAGTGCCAACAACAAGAGCGCAGTAGTAGCGCATCTGCTCAGGATCGTACCAAGAGTAAAACGTGTTTGCATATTGCGTTTGAATATTGTCGATAATGTCTTGAATGTCTTTGGAAATCTTTTCGCCCTGTCCAATCTTATTGAACAGCACAAACCCTGCGCGATCTAAACAAATTACTCCGTTAGGAGTTTCTTGGATCGTTCCTTCATTGATGCAGCCCTTCTGCGTGTCCATGATCCGAAGAGTAAAGTTATCGGGTGAAGAACCAGTAAGATAATATGTAGACTTATTTTTAAACACAAGAAGAGCAGTATCGCCCAATACACCAAGACCCACCGTAGTCTGTCCATCACCACGCCCAACCTCCCAGATATAAGGAAAATAATCCGGCTGATAAACTTCTGAGCCGTGAAGAATGTCGGAGAAATTATTTACTGTTGCCGTTAACTGCTCAAATGTTGCTGTTGCAAGAGAATTAAAATTTAGACCGTTAGATCTTGATCCAACGCCAAATAATTGATCTCTAAAAATTTTTATGTGTCTAAATCCTACGTTTTTTGATGAGTCGAATGGTGTGGATATATACGGAAACGCAAGTATTGGATTGGTAAAATAATCATATGCTCTTTTAAATCTTGCGGTTGTTGGAGCAAAATAATTATTTTCTGGAATTGTTGTTACTGGAAGATCAGCGGTTGCTGTTTTATCAACAAAGTCTAAATTATTAGAGATAAACTCATCTATATCTATAATTGTTCTTTTATCCTGTGAGCCACCGTTTAAATTTAAAACCTGGAATTTACTTCCAACTGACCCCGGCGCATAAGCCGTTAGTGGCGTAAATACCGCCCTATAAATAGTAAAATGTGTTATCCTTGGATATCTTAATTTTTGAGACTGTAAATATGGAATAAGTGTTGTCTTATCGAAGCTAACTTTTTTTGGTCCACCAGAAACAGAAACAAAAACACCCTTTGGACCAAAACTATAAATATTATATAAAGGATCTCCAGAAAATAGTTCATTTATACCATTTTCATTTACAAGAGATCCCCAACCAGCAGACTCAGAGTTTGTGTTTTCATCCCAAAACGTCATGTAATAGTAGTATGATCCAGTAGCAATATTTCCACCTGCGGAAGTGTTTATTGCCAATACTGGAAGACCAGGATACGAATCAAGAGAAAATCCATCTCCTCCACCATCAAGGTTTACTGCCGGAAGATTTGGTGGGTCCATTCCAAAATCACCAAACTCTCTGCTTGAATCCAATGAATTATCTGCTCTATTTAGTAAAAACTTGGCGTCTCTTCCATTAACCATGAACGCTCTGTCTCGCCAATTCGCATACTGCATCCGGTTATTAGACGTTAGAGCACTAGTCAGTGTAGTAAAAGTAGCAGATCCTTCTGAATCTTCGGCAGCAATAGAGAAGTTTCTCTGAGCAATAGTTAGATTCTTAAATCTAGCAAGACTTGTAATCCCACCGCTCTCAGATCCAAGAATCTCAGCGTAGATAGTTCCGCCGTTGATCCTCTCCATCTGGCCTTCTTTAAGGCACATGTTAACCGTGCTAGAAGAATCTTCAATAGTGGTAGACTCTAAGCTCTGACCACTCTTCTGTCCCTTGAAGGTTGCAACTCTTGCTGCTACTCTTTCGTTAATTCCCATTATTTTAGTCTCTTTTTAAAGCTCATTGACTTATTGTAAGCTCTCATATAGAAGACCGCAATGGCGATGACAGAAGAAGAAAAAAAGCTAAGAAAAAGCCTTTGTCAAAAGGCCAGAAGAAAGATGCTTCTTTCAAGCTGCCAAGATTGTGGAACAAATAAAACATTAGAAATTCATCATATCAATGAAAACTGGAGAGACAACTCACCAGAAAACATAAGAACTTTATGCAAAAAATGCCACATGTCCCAACACATTGGGGAAAGACTTCCGTGTAGGATATGTGGAAAAGAATATATTCCAGGTTCGTCAAGAAAAGATCTTTGCAATAGACATAGATTAAAACAAGACAGAGCAAAGCCATCAAGAAAAAATCCATGTTCTATATGTGGAAGAATAACAAGGCTTAGCAGGGGAATGTGTTCGGCACACTACGAAAGATGGAGAAAAAATGGGAACATTTCAGAAAACATTCCAATAGGAAAGATGCTTAGTAGCCATTAAAGTTACTTGGAAGCACTGGGTCATAGAACCTGTTCCAATCATCACTTTCCATTGGAGACATAATCAATCTCTCATCTATCTCAGATTGATCGTCACCATAAGCCGCAGCAAGACGAGACAAGCACTCTTTCATTTGTGCCGAGGAATCCTTGTCATCAATCTCTTTCCAGCCAACAGCCGTTGCCATCTCAATGACCAAATCAACCAGGTTCATCGGCATACCAGTTACCAGCCGAATATCATCCGTATCAGAAGTTAAAAGGGTAATGGGCTTCACATAATCATACTTAATCGTGTATGTGCCATCTGGAATTGGATATAAGCCAATCTTAATCGTATTGGCAGTAGAAGTGCTAGCACCCATTCTTCTCCAGTAGTACGGAGTTCCACTCGATGTGTTGTTTGGATACATGGCTCTAAAAGCACGATCTTCGATAAGCTTCAATGTTCTCTGTGTTGGTCCAGAGGTATAAACAGAGTTTAGTTTTAAAACGCTAGTAATCGAATACTCTTCCTGTGCCGCAACGGTTGAAAGAGTGGCTCCATACTGATACTGCCAGGACCAAGAACCAAGCTCTGAAAATCTAACAAGTGCTCTGTTTATATATTTCTTACATTTTTCTAAAGATAAATCGTCAACTGCGCCAAGGTTATTTCCAACCTGAAGAGCCAAGTCAGATAATGTAAAAAGATCAGTTGCGGCCATAAAAACCCCCAGCTTATCCTAGAATAGTACCATCTTCTTTTAAAGACTTCAGCAAAATGCTAAGGGACATGATTCCTATAAGATATATAGGGCCTAACTGCCATGGAAAGTTAGCTAAAGCGTTCACAGAAATAGCCACGAACGCACACTCAGCAGCTACCTGACTCTTCTTCACTTTAAGAATAGGTCGATGCAGGTTCTTTCGATAATAAGAAAATAAAGTAATCGCCCCAAGAATCATAACCACAATAGCTGGAACACCAAACTCAAACACAGCCTGAACATAATCCGAGTGCGCTCTCGTAAAGATTCCCATCCCTTGAGTCGATGCTGGCTGAAAGTTAGGAGCAAACAAAACCTCAAAGCTCCCAGGCCCATAACCAAAAGCTCTCTGCCCATTCCACCAAGCCTTTAATGTTGCTTTCCATATCTCCACTCTTCCGTGTGAGAAATAGATATTGGCATCAGGTCTAATCAGCGCTCCAAGTAGTAAAGCGCCACCACACAAACCAGTAGTATAATTAGAGATAAGTAATCCGTAATTCCACCTTCTCGACCGAACAATAAACACAGCCAATATGGCTGCAAACGTCATACTAGAACCGGACAGCAAACCCATTACGCCAATAAATAATGCAAGAAGCGCATAATCGTATGCAAGCGCAATTCCAAAACAAACAGCCATAAAAGCGCCATATTTAGTCGTCTGCCCCATGAACGCAATCGGCAACGTAGAATCAATCCCAGGCGCATAGGTAAAAATCGGATCTCTTCCAAGCATCTGTGTAATCGCGTACGCACCACTCACAACCCCAGAGAAAACAATAGCCTTAAAGATAATCGCCTTCTGCCACTCATTTAATTCTACAAACCAAAGAGAAATAAGAATAGCTGAAATAAAGTATACCCAGCCATACATCTGCATTGGCCCATACCCAGAAATAACCACATTAAAGGTAAAGACAATAAGAACAAGAGAGAGCAACCAGTGAATCCGCCTAGACAGGTAATACCCGAAGAGTACTGACCCAAGGAGGAAGATGGCTACCAGCTTGGGCGGCTCAAGCTGAAGCTCCGGCGAGGCAGCATAAGGGTTACAAAAAAAAGGCAGGAGGAAGAACATTCCCCCCGCCAATAGCATAGACAGTAGTTTGTTGTTCATTACTGAATGTTTAACTTAACTTTCAGATCAGATCCAGAACCACTTGACTTAGCTTCCAAAGAAACGATACCGCTGGTTACGTTAGCAGCACATCCGATAAGAACGCCCTTCACAGAAGCAGCAGTTCCGATACAGAGGTATCCACCAACAGCGATTGGGCTGGTAGCGTCATATCTAGCATAGTCCACGTATCCGCGAACAACGCATGGGAAAGCAGCAGTGTCACCAGTTGCAACACCGCGACCAGCGATACAAGCATGGAACAAAACACCAGCAGCAGCGTTTGCCGTAGCAGTGCTGTAGCGGGATACCTTGTACAAGCCAGTGTAGCTGTTTAGATCGTAGTAAAGACCATGACCCTTAGAAATAGCATCCGAATAAAGAGCGGTTTCACTCTTTACAGCAGACTTATATTCCGCATCATAGTTACCAAGGTTGGGATCGTTACCCTCTGAAGACACATAAGCAAGCGCGTTTGCCGAAACAAATAGCGCCATCAAAATCACTAAATACTTTTTCATGTTAATTCTCCGTTTAAAGTTTATTTATTCTTGCCTTAAAAACGGGGGCCGTAAAGCCCCCATCTCAATTAGGTTGTAGGAATTGCGAACATAACACCGTGCGCACGACGGTTATCAGTTACAAACTGACAGCGCGTGATGATGTGTTGTACGTTCGTGTCCTGGTTCACTGGCTCTTTTACAGTGGAAGGCTCAAACCATCGGTGCTTAAAGCCCCAGAGCTTCAAGTACTTGGTGTTGATAGCGTAGATAGCATCACCCGTTAAGCTGTTGTCAGAACGGATTGCGCTGATTCTCTTTTCCATAACAAAGGGGATTCCTTTGAACATGAGAACTTCGAAACCTGCGCGAGCAATCAACTTCTCTTTGTCGCCCATATAACGGATCTGGTTTACCATGGAGTTTTCCACTTTCTCGAAAGCGTATTCACCGCCCAAGAGAAGGTTTGGCTTATCAGTTCCGAAAGTACAGTTACGGATCAATTGACGAAGAGCGATGTTACCTGCTCCAGTTTGATCTGTTCCAAAGGTTCCGCTTGCGAAATCCTTTGTCTGGTTTCTCCACCAAGTATAAACAGAAGCATCGATTCCACCTAGAGAACCCGAAGCTGGGTTAGTGGTAGGATCGTCCTTGATGATATCCATCAAGCCAAGTGGCTCTTTGGTTCCAGCGGCTTTAGGAGAGAGCAACATATCGTTGATCGTTTCCTGCATAGACACCTTAAGGTTGTCCATCATGCCCTTCATGAGGTCGAATAACTTCTGGGCATCACCAGCGTTTTTATCCAAGCGCTCATTGTCCATGTTCACAGAACCAGCGATTGAACGCCAATCGTACTCGGCTGCTGTAAATGGATCAGATGGGTTAATGTCCAAGGTATCGTAGCCAGAGTAACCAGCAACGGTTAAGTTTTTAGCATACATTAGAGGGCAGAAGATTTTCTCTCCACCATCTACGAGCTTAATACCTTCCGCGAAGTCACCTTCAGGGGTACGCATTTTGAACACGTTAGGAGCCAAATCTTTATCACCTAGAGCGGCGAGAAGGATAAAGTCCTTGATAATGTTGTTTACAAAACCTTTTTTGTAATACTTGATTGTTGACGCTAATAGCGAATTGTAGCTAAGTGCCATTTTCTACTCTCCAAACGAATGTCCTATTTCTAGGACGGGTTGTTACATCCCCTGTTCGGCTAGTGCCATTGCTATGGCTTCCTCTGGCGTAGTCGCATCTCTTGAGCTTCCAACCCTATTCGAGTTAACGGTCTTTGTCCGAGCAGGGAATTTCTTCGCCTTCTCTTTCATCTCGTTCTCGTATCTGCTTCTAGCGGCTTTCTCATATTGATCTCCGAACACAGCTAAAGCAGCGGCTTTACCATTGCTATAGAACTTGTTCTCAACCATATACTCAAGAACTGCTGTCACCTGCTCTTCGGTTGCATCGCTTCCAAAGATAGATTTCACCTGTTCTTTTGCCGCATCCAACTGAGAGTCAAGATATTGGCGATTCTTTGCCTCTATCTGCTGCGATTCCCACTGATCTAACTTTTGTGTCTTCTGCTCAAGATATTGAATCTTTTGCTGAAGAGCGTTGATCGTAGGAGCCACACTCTTTTGGATGTGTTGAAACATCGGGTCATTTTTTAGGTAATCTGGAACCTCTTCCGCTTGGTATGGGTTGTTGATTCTTTCAATCTCTTGACTCACTACCTGCGCTAGTTTCGGATTACGCTCAAGAAGAGTTTCCCACTGAGAAAGTTCATTCGCTTTACGGCGATAGTCTTCCAGGGCCTTAAGTTCTTCTTTTTGAGACTGCGAAGTTTTTGTAAATTTACTCTGGAGCTTGCTATGGTCACGCTGCCATTTTTCAGCATCGGCCTTAACCTTCTCAAAGTGCTCCTTGTAACGCTTATCAACCTTATCCCAGTCGATTTCGTCCTCAGAACTTGCCTCTACTTCTTCTTCTGTCTCTTCGTCCTGCGTTTCCTCTTGTTCCTCTGTTTCCGGCTCTTCAGTGGACTCTTCATCAACACTTGGCTCCGTCAACTCGCCATCATCGTTAAACATGGCTTTTACATCATCTTCGGTAACATTCGATACGTCAGGTCGCATTGCTTGTCCTTTCCAGCGGGTAGGCTTTTTAAGCATCTAACACCGTTGAGCATCAGCACAGCACAGGGCTTCAAACCATCTATGACGCGCTAATAAGTTAATTGTGCAATGAGAAGCCTATCTCTGACAAGGATTTTATGTAAAGAAAATTTAACAGTGTTTACTATTTTTAAACGGCTTCGTAACCGTTGGCCTTTGCCCATTTACGTTCATGGTCAGAATCATCGAAGTGACGACCAAGGCCCTCATGGTATCTTGGGCCAACTTCCTTCTTCTTAGAAACTCTAGGAACAACCTCATTAGACTCATGCCCACATACAGAGCACTTGATCTTTATAAACAGCGCTGTTTTACCTGGTTCCATGGTGTGCCCAAGATTCTCATGGTCAACATATTGACACTTGGGAACACTCGGACAACTAAAGTTTACGCATAGTCTCTTCATACCATTCCACTAGTAGAGGCCAACTCCTGCATATTTCCTTCAACGGGAGGTAGGCCAGGATTTCCATTCGGATTCAATCCATTATCCGCGATATTTTTACCACTCATATTCATGCTTGGAGCGGGACCAACAGGCCCCTCCAGCGCACCAGGATTAGGCCCCTGGGGAGCAGGAACCTGACCAAGATGCGCCATCACTTGAGGCGGCAAATCTACGCCAGCTTGCTTACAAGCAGCCAGCACAAGAGCGTTCATCACAACTGGATCTGTGATCTGCTCTACATCTATATCTTTAAAGCTGATCGTTGGCTCTGGCGGAGGAGGAGGAGGAATCTGATCCTGCGCAACCATTACATCTTCTGGAACCATGTCGAGTTCCTTGGCAATCTTACCAACCAAATTACGACGATTAACATTAGGATCGCCATTCGTAATCTCAGCAAACTTAAGTAGCTGCTGCTTGCGGAGCGCTTCATTCTTATACTCCATGATTCCAGGCTCTATATCAAAATAGAACTCACCCTGAATCTCTTCCTTAGAAACATTGAGCCACTCAGTTCCGTTAGGACCAGCAATCTGAACGGCAATATCCTGGCTCATGTTCTGCTGACAAAGCTGACCCAGCTTACCAGCAATCTCTACAACATACTGTTCCCAGTGGTGAGATCTAGCAGACTTACGAACCTGAGAGCGACCCTCAATGAGAGAGGCTTCCGTGGCTGTATCTGCAATACTCTGATTCTGATACTCGAATAAACCAGATACGTTTAGCATGTCCTCTTTGGACATTGTATTAAACTGGTAAAGGTCAGCAGGAATCTTAGCATCTTCAAGCGGCCTAAAGGCGTCCAGGTTATTAACCTTGATAGCTTCATCAGAGCGAGCATTAACAACCTTGGCGGCCTGGTGTCTATCACCAAACGCCTCTGTATAAATATATTTAGGAAGAGTTCTGCGAGTGTGAATCTGAATCGCCGAACGGATTCTATTCATCTCAATCATCTGCGCTTCATACGCTCTAAACTCGCTCCAAGTATAAGGAGTCATGCGGTCACGTTTCGCATCTAAAATAGAGAATGGAAATGGATCGGACTTGTAATCAATCTCGTATGGCCAAGGCTCACCCTGGTCATCATCAGAGTTCAAGAATCCTTTATACCCTTGAGTTACAGAAAAGATTCTTCGAGTGTCCTTATCCCAGATATGAGTTACCTTAACCCACTCTTTTTCAGAGCGAGTCTCTGAGTCCCTAGACCCATACTCTTTCTCCTCCATATCAACCGGATATGTCTGTGGCTTAACCTTCTGCTTTGCTTTCTCTGTAAATTTAGGAGAAGCCAAGAAATCATTATAAGCCATCACATCATCAATACCAATCCAGCGAGAATCCTTGCGGCGTCTAGCATCTGGATCAAAGTAAACGGTCCATGGATCTCTTCTAGTAATAAAAGGACGGTCTTTAATAACAACGGTAGTGGTCTTCGTTCCCATCTCTCCGTCTTCTCTTGTAAACTGCTCTTCTCTCTCTTCTACTTCCGTTTCCCATCCAAGCTCTACGCAAGTATGACCAAAGAAGGAATCAAGAAAAGCGTCGCGAAGTTCATCGTCTACAGCCAATTCCTTAAACCAATAGTTTATCACTAGCTCCATGTTCCGAGCGCGTGGCTCAGCTTCAGCCAGCGATTCATTGGCTTTTGGCTTTGGTCTGATTCTAATAAATGGAAATCCAGAGAAAATAGCGGGGGTAATAATCTCAATATGCGAATAAATGAAGTTAACAGCCATCTTCTCAAAGTTACGCTTCTTATTCATGCGCAACGAGTAATCGCCCTGGTAATAACGCATGTATCGCTCTGCGTCTTCTTTAAATGGCTTACGAACTTTCTCGGATCTCTTGATCTTATCTAGCCATTTTGAGGCATTGGCTATGGGAATTGGCTTTGGCTTCTTCTTTTCTGCATCTACAGCAGTTTTGTTCTTTTTTAGCTCATCGAGAGACATTTTCGACTCTTTTGAGGCAATTTCCATTAATTTTTGGTCAATTTCAGCCATAATCCCTCATGTCCCACTCAGATTCGCCATCTAATTCGTTAAATTTGCATGAAAACACGTCCGGCGTGTTCTTTTTAGCGTAATCTTCTTCCATCTCATCTTCAACTGCTTTTAACGTAGCAAACCCAGCCCGTTCATCATGAATCACTTCTGCGGGCATATTCTCAGACATTAATGCATAGCGTAAACTATCGTATGCATGATCATTTCGCTTAACTATATCTTCTTCTGGGTTTTTCGTTTCACTGTCATCTAACTTATAGACCAGGTTGTTAAGTTCCCACCAAAGCTTCTGACACTTCTTTCCAATAAAGACAAATGGCTTAGCTTTTGACCCTTCTCCCCTAAAATTGAACATGGAGTTCATTCGGGAAAGTCCAGCTATACGATCATTATTGGCCCTCTGAAACTTATAGATTCCTTCCTTCTCAAGCAAATCCACAACGCTCATCAAGGTTCCATAAGACTTCTGGTTATTCTCTTTAGATACAAGAATGTTCTGACTCTTGTTAAACATCGAAGGGTCAGCAGTAATGAACTTAGCCCTTGGATAATAAGGATGCTTTAAGAGATATTCGGCGAGTCCAACGTATCCACCTTTAATATCTCTAACTGGTTTGTAGAATTCGTCAAAGGTCCAAAATCGTCTGTGCTCGTCCACAGCATGCCAATATATGGCGGTAGGGTTCCGTGCGCCGTAATCCACGCTAACAATGATCTTCCAGTGGGAAGGTATTGGGTGCGGCGGGTCCTTTCGATATATGCCTTCGTTGTGTTCCAAGAAGGGGAACGCCTTGGTTCCCGCTTTGGATTCAAAGTTGATTTCATATTCTCTCTCTACCTGATCGTCACGCAAACCGGAAGTGGCTTTCGTATACCACTCATCATTTCGCTTCTCGGGATCGGCTGTATAGTGACAAGCAACAACAACGAACTCGTTCTTTTCGTTCTTCCAAGCTCGCATCCCCTCAATAACAGGAAAAGGCGCATCTAGCGCCGATTCAGGGGGTTCAATTGCTATTTCACGATATTTGCGAAGGGCCACGGTTTAGTCGTCGTCTTCTTCGAGCATTACCTTGTTGGACTTGGAATCACCCATCTTGATCTTTCCACCAGTGCGACCAAGGGAGGCATCAATACCAGCAGCCTTCATCTTCTGCATTTCAGAAAGCGGCTTCTTAGATTTCATTCCAAGAGTGTACTTTTCGTGCTCTCCGGTTGCTTCATCTGTGTAATCCACAGGAACATCTACAGAGAAGTCTGGAGAGATATGCTTCTTTCCTTCTTCTTGAAAGCGCTTCATAAACTTATGCTCTTTGCTCATCGGAATGGTTTCGGAGCTTTTCTCAATAATATCTGGGTTACCCTTCATCTCTTGGGGAAGAGGGACAATACCGCCGCCAATGGTCTTCTCTTCTTGGCCAATCTCT